ACCAAAGGTTGATATGAGGGAACATCAGCTGTAGGGAGAGGTAAAGAGGGGGTTTCCAGATTAAAGGTGGGTGGTAACTTTATCGTGGGTAACTCTACCAAGGCGTACCTTCTTCTGTAACTGGTGTTTTAATCAGTGCTATTTCATCTTCTAAATATTTTTCAATAGCAGCAACTGTCCCAGCTTTGTCCGCATCTAATTTTGCTTTAACCCAACCAAGTACTGTTGACTCAGTTAGATCTTTGTAAGGTATAAGAGTCTCTGGTTTTTCAAGATTTACTTCACCAGTTGCTCTTGCTTTTTCTTCTTCACCGTCTATACCTTTTACACGGTAGATAACTTTTTTAACATAGCCGTCAGCTATTTCTCTTTCTAGGGTGTTTATTTCCCATTTTTTAGTAATTGCCATTTTTATGATGTAGGTTTAGTAGGCCAAGTAGGATTGTTTGGGTCAGATGTATTAGCTGGTAAGTCTCTTAATGCTTGCCTATATGTTTTCCAAGCATCTGACATAACTCTGTCTGAACTAGCCATCCAATCTGTTTCTTTAAGACGTGCGTCTCGCTCATACCTAAGAAATCTCATAGGTGTATCAGCTTCAATAACTTTAGCTTTAGCTAATATTTCATCATGTGTAGGTTTACCGGTTTCAGTACCATCTTCCCAAACTAATTGATCTAAGTCATCCTCTTCCATACTCCAAGCGTATTTGTTGTCTGTAAGCTCGACAATAGCTTGAGCATTATATCTATTAATTTTACTCATCCTGTTGAAATCTCCCATAAATTTAAGATTGATAAACCATGAAAATTATATCCGGAACTGTTATTATCCCAAGGTTCATTTCTTCTCCAACTAAGATTTCCAATATCTGATCTTGGAGTAATATAAACTCGATAAGTTAATTGGTTTGAGGAATTATGATCGTGTAAAAATGAATAGTGCATAGACTGTAATCTATGGTTATCTGATAATCCGTCATGGTGTGCGGAAGGGGACAAGCAGTTTTGTCCTCCACTTGAGTTAGCACTACCACTTATGTAATCATTATAAGTAGTTGAGTTAACTCTTAATTGTAATGCAAACGGATGATTTCCAGCATTACCAGCAAGTGCTTGACCCCAAATCATAATTTTACTTGTTGAAACTTTTGGAGTTATAGTTTGTGTTTGATGTAATTGCCATTGGTTAGTTCCGTGTGTACCATTACTACTATCAACATTTTGCACTACTTGTATTATTGTACCTTCTGGTGCTTCACCCCAGTTGTTGGAACCGTGATATAAAGCCATTACGATACCTCCATTAAATTAAATTTATATTTTTTACCAGAACGATTATTTTTCAAGAACAAGTCTGATTCTCCTTCCTGTATTGTCCAATCACCCCATGTACCATCAACATCATTAGCACTGCCTTCGTTAGATAAATTAAGGTCATTAGTGTAGATGTTTCTCCATCTTGTGCCATTGTTACCTAAATCGTAATTATTATTAGAACCGGGAATTAGATGTCCATTCGAGTCAATTTTTACACGATCCGTACCAGCAGAGCTTCGGAAAGCAACACCATTAGAACCCATAATCTGATAAAGCCAGTTAGAGTGATGTTGAATCGAACCGGCTATTTCACCATACCAAGTATTATCATTAGCAAGTGTAAGCCTACCAATGGGTAAGTGTGTACCAGTGCTTGCTGTTTTAAGTTTTTGAGAGTTATCATAATATAAACCAGCATAACTATTTGCAAATCCAACGACATAATGTTCGTTTTCAGCAGCGTTCATCAAACGTATATCATTACCAGCTAGTCTGAATTGACCTGTACTGTTAGTAATTACAGAGTTACTGCCATTGTGAAAAATTTCTAAGTCTGTCGCATTTCCAAATGTAGCTTTTTCAGAGTCAGCAAAAAAGATATTGTATCCGTTTGTATAAAGAGTTCCACCAAGCTGTGGCGATGTATCAGCTACTAGATCCGTGTTGATACCTGTAAGGTTTGATCCGTCACCATAATATGTGGTTGCATGAACAGCATACCATCTGTGTGTTGTTGCACCTAAACTGTAATTATTATCAACAGAAGGACGTAAGTTACCATATAAATAAGAATTACTACCTCTATCAAATAAAGCTGCCCAGTTTCCAGTTTCATCTAAGAATCCTACTTGGTTACTGTTATTTGCATAAACATAACCTCGAACATTACCATCAGATGTGTTAAGTTGCTGTGATACACTTGAACTTCCACCTGTAGTTTTTGTTCCAACAGCAGTAGTTTCAAACTTTTTACCATAGTTGTGATATAACTCTACGGCTCCAGCATTAAGAAACTTTGCCATATTATTACCACTGGTGTGGTCTTGAACAAGCACTCCACTTCCATTTGATGTAAGAATTAAATGACCAGTTCCAGATTCTGCAACTCTACTATTAGAACCATCGTGATGGATTTGTAAATCTGACGAATCACCAAGAATTACTTTCTTACCATCATTCATTTTTATACCACCACCAGAAAGAAATTCAAATACGTTTGTACCTCCCATTCTTATTCTTAAAGGTCTGGTTGTTGCACAATCTATGATGTTGTCACTACTTGAAGATTCATGAAAAATTTGTAAGTCTTGAGAAGCACCAAAGTAAGCTTTAGAATTATCAGTATTTATAAAAAGATTTCCGCTTCCATTTATACCTAAATTTCCGTTAACAGCTACTCCTGTGTTAGTAGTCTCAATCTTCTTACTGTTGTTGTAAAATAATTCTACTGCTCCGTCTTGCACTGCGTTAATCATTGCTTCGGTATCAGCAGCATTATTAACTTGCAATCTGGTTGTATTTATGATTAAATCACCAGTTCCATTATCTAATATTCTGCTATCGCTACCATCGTGATAAATTTGTAGATCTTCACCAGTTCCAGCTATAAATTTAACATTATCATGTACGTAAAAATTACCACCTGATTCTATTTTTGCTGTACCAGTAAAATTAACACCATACTGATAAGTCTCAAGCTTCTTGGTAGATGAACTACCGTCATCAAAATAAAGTTCAGTGGCAGTTGATGTTCCTTTAAGAATATTTCTTCCGGCTGCATTTTCAACACGGAAATCATCCCCTTTGATTTTTATTGCACCAGTTCCAGCGTCTTGAAGGTAAGAATGGCTACCATCGTGATAAATTTGTAAGTCACTACCAGCTCCAAACCGAGCTCTTACGTTATCACCATGAAATACGTCACCAGCAAAACTAGAACTACCAGTAGCTTCTAAGTTAGTAGCTTGTAATTCACCGCTAACAAGAACACCGTCTGACTTTGTATTTAGTTTTAGAGCATTGTCGTAGTAAAGGTTTACTGCTCCGTTTGGAACGAATTGTGCCGCTATTTCAGAAGCGTTTGGTCGTATTTTTATACTGTTAACACTATTACCATCAATGTGCAAACCACCATTAACTTGTTTTATAATACTATCAGTTCCATCATGAAATATCTCAAGATCTGACCCTGTACCATATATAGACTTTACGTTGTCGTTATGTACGTTACTACCAGTAAATGTGTTACCAGTAACAACAGCAAAGTTACCTGTAGCTGTTACACCATCTACCCAAGCAGTACCAGTATAAACCTTAAGTGAGTTAGATGTAGTGTTAAAGAACAAGTCTCCTGTATCTAGGCTAGTTGTAGGGTTGTTTGCACCTGTACGATATACATTGAAGAAGTTATTGACACTATTTATATTATTTCCAACAGTATTAACATTGCTAATCGAGTTACCAACATTATTTACGTTTGTTATCGCACCACCAACTGTATTAACATTAGAGATTGAGTCAGCAACGATACCAACATTATCATCAATAACTGTTATGGTATTACCCATAGCGTTACCGTGTGATGTGCAATAATATTTAAGTGAGTTTGGTGCGTTTGCTGGTACTGCAAATACTACAGTAGCACCTGAGTTACCAGCAGTTCCGTTTGTTGTAACGCCTGCTGCATAAGAACTGTCATCAGTCCGTCTAAATGCAAGAGGGTGTCCACTATTGCTACTGTCAGACATATCAAATGTGTATGTCTTACCTCTAGCAAGTTTCAGTACAGGTGTCTGCACACCATCTATAAAGTACTTGTTACCACTTACATTTTGTACAGTAACTGTAAATGTCTGGTTAGCTCCAGCAGAGTTAGAAACACTGTTTACATTTGTTATGTTGTTTCCAACGTTGTTTACGTTAGTAATATTACTAGCTGCTGTATTTATATTAGATGCGTTACTTACAGCAGAGTTAATATTAGATGCGTTTGATACCGCAGCATTTATGTTTGATGCGTTACTTACAGCTGCATTAATATTTGACGCATTAGATACGGCAGCGTTTATGTTAGACGCATTAGACACCGCAGCATTAATATTACTTTCATTATTTGCAGCAGCATTAATATTACTTATATTACTTGCTACAGTTGTAACCTCTGTTGCTTTTGGTACTAATCTGTGAAACGCATATGTATGTGTTGTACTTGTAGATTCTACCAAAAATCCGAAACCCGTAGGTATAGTAGAAGTAACCCCAGTTATAGTAATGTTAGCATTATTTGCTAAGTTACCATTAGCTATAGTTAAAGTTGTTCCGCTAGGAACTAAGTTAGTTGAAGCTTCTTTAACACTTAATACAGCTGACTGTCCTGTAGTACCTTGTGGATTAGTATTAGGAAAGTGTTGCTCGCTTTGTATAATGTCAAAACCACCAACATCGTCTATAAGGTCAATTATTCTGTCGTTGATAGCTGCGGTTGTAGCAATCGTATTATCGTTGTCAGGAAAAGTTTGACCATCTTTAATTGTTTCTCCAGTTGATGCGTTAAAGTATCTAGCTTCAGCAGCAGCTGTAGTAAAGAATGTATTATCATTTACACTATGACCTGACTGCTCACTGGTAGTTACAATAGCTGCATCTGCAATTTTGTCAATTGTTACAGAATCATTAGCTATTTCATTAGTAGTTAATTGATTAGACTGTAATAAAGTTTTTATTTCAGCTGCCGTCTGATCTGCTGTAGCGTTTGATTCAATACCATCTAACTTTGTACCATCGGCTGCTACATCACGTCCATCTACGGTTCCACCTACGGTTGTGTTACCTGTGACAGCTAGTGTACCTCCAACAGCTGCATTGCCAGTTGTGATAATAGTTTGAGAACCAAAAACTGGACTTATTTTAGTACCAGCTATTGCAGCACTAGCGTTAACGTCAGCATTAACAATAGTCCCGTCTAAAATTTTATCAGAGTTTACAGAACCATTAATTAGTTCTGGAGTTCCTACGGAGTTGTTAGCTAATTTATTTTGAGTTACGGATGAGTTTGCTAAGTTAGCCTCTAAAATTGTAGCGTCATCAATCTTAGCAGATGTGATTGCATCATCATTGATATCGTACGTTTGAATAAGATTAGGTACTTGCTCTTCTTGTGCTCTGTATAAAAGCTGTGTTGTGTTATTATTTAAGTCAGCTGCTTTTACGGATGACCCTGCTGTAAATGTAGCCTTAGCTGCATCGACACTGGTGTCACGATATATGCGTATTTTAGCTGGACTAGAGGGTATATTACCTGATGTAAAATGTACTACCCCACCACCTGTAGTAGTGTAGTTAGTAATGTTGTAGTGTGTACTTGCTGTTTTAAGTACACCATCTACACGAACTTTGACATCAGAAGATTGATATGAAGGGAAGGTAAATTGCTTAGTCGCACTACCATCCCCAGTGTATTCTACGAATGTTGTTGCCATTTATTTGTATATGTTGAGGA